GTATTTGATGTTGTTACAGTTGCGTTCCAAGTTATAATACCATTTGGAATATTACCATTTACCCACATTGAATAACTATGTCCACCTTCTACTGTAAAACTTTGTGTAGATGCTCCTGCTGGTACTGTCCAAGACCCCGTTGTTTTTAATGTAACATTTGCCGGAGTGGTTCCTGATGAACCACTAGTTCCTGAACTACCGTTTGAACCTGAAGAACCTGATGTTCCACTTGTTCCAGATGAGCCATTAGTACCAGATACACCAGAAGAACCTGATGTTCCTGAAGTACCATTTATACCACTAGTACCAGAACTACCATTGATACCAGAAGTTCCACTTGATCCCGCAATTGCAGTTGATCCTGAAATTATATCACCACCTTTAACCACATTTACATAACCTGATGTTAATAAACTAAACGATACGGTTAAATTATTACTATCGATTGAGGTAATTTGAGTTGGTACTATTACTTTATTATTATTATCCCATACTGTTACAATTGGGTACAATATGTCTAAATTATGATTAACATTCCATGTTGTTGAGTTCGTAAAACTTCTAACTTCTCCACCAATACCGTCTCTACCTGATGTTCCACTTGAACCGGAATTACCAGATGTTCCTGAGCTTCCGTCTACACCAGATGTTCCACTTGAACCAGAATCACCAGATGTTCCTGACGAACCATCTGAACCTGATGCAGCAATTAAAGTCCAATAATCATCAATATAACCGCCGTATGGGCCATAACCAGTTGGTGCATATCGAATACAATACCAAGTTTCACCACCATGAGTTACAATAGCACCTATATTATAAATTTGACCACCATTATACGGACCTAAAAAGTTCCATAACGCATCTTCACCTGAAGTTCCTGATGTACCGTCAATACCTGACGTTCCACTTGTTCCACTAGAACCTGATGTGCCACTTGTACCTGAACTTCCTGATGTTCCAGAAGAACCAGACGTTCCACTAGAACCTGAATCTCCACTTGTTCCTGATGTTCCACTAGAACCATCATTACCATTTAAAACAAAAGAAATGGTATATTCTTTATCAATGGTGAATGATCCTTCTCCTGAGATAGTATTAACTAAATATATCGTTGTACTTTGAACGGATTCACCACTTATAGGCTGATATAATCCAATTATGTTATTATTCCCAACTTCGGTTATTTGAATGTATGGTTTGGTACTTCCCGATAATGTCTGATTATATAATATATTCTTCCACCCAAAATAATTACCACTAATAGAAAATGTGTCAATTGCGATTTGATTGACTCCTGAAAGACTATAAGGTTCACCTGAGATACTGGAATTTGTCCAAAAATATGAAGTTGTGGTCATACCATCCGGTAAGGAATCTAAACCATAAAACCATCTACCCGAAAACGCACCATCATTTCCTGATATACCATCTAAACCACTTGTTCCTGAAGTACCATCTGTTCCATTGAAATAGTCAACACCAAATTGTGGTGTGTAACCATCGGCACCAGAAGTTCCACTAGTCCCTGATGAACCATTTAAATCAAGGAATGGTTGACTTGAAACTAAGTCGCTAATTGATATATGATTTGATGTGTACCCACTACCGCTAGTTGTTGAGATTAGTAATAAATCATCTATTTTTACGGAACCCGTACTACTTAATTCGGAAACTTTTATTAGTGCCATTTTAACTTCTTTTTTTTATAATTTTTTTATTCAGGTATTAGTGTATTTCCATTTTCATCTGATATTATATAAATACCATCTTCTGTTATAATTCCAAACACGTCAGGTGTTGCCGTTGGGTTTGGAGTTGGTGTTGGGTCAGGTAAAATATCAACAATAACATCACACAAATCATTACTTGGAGTTGGTGTTGGTGTTGGCTCGTTTGTTTCAGTTGGTGTTGGCTCGTTAGTTCCTGTTAACGTTGGTGTAGGAGTTGGAGTTGCAATGTTTAAATCAACATCGAAATTACAATTCGCAGTTGCCGTAGGTGTTGGTTCATTTGTACCAGATGGTGTTGGTGTTTGAGTCGGCTCATTAGTTCCTGTTAATGTAGGAGTTGGAGTCGGCTCACTTGTTCCTGTTAATGTAGGAGTTGGTGTTGAAGTTGAGTCAGGTAATATATCAATGATGACATCACACAAATCATTACTTGGAGTTGGTGTTGGCTCGTTTGTTTCAGTTGGTGTTGGTGTCGGAGTATTAGTTGGCTCGTTAGTACCGGTTAATGTAGGAGTAGGAGTTGGTTCACTTGTTCCTGTTGGTGTCGGCTCATTAGTACCAGTTAATGTAGGAGTAGGAGTCGGCTCACTTGTTCCCGTAGGGGTTGGGGTTGCAACATTTATATCAACGTCAAAGTCGCAATTTACTGTTGCAGTTGGCGTCGGAGTATTAGTTGGTTCGTTGGTTCCTGTTAATGTAGGGGTTGCTGTCGGCTCATTTGTTCCCGTTAATGTAGGGGTTGGTGTGGGTGTTGCAATATCAACTATCACCTCAAACTCACAATTTTCAGTTGGAGTTGGAGTAGGTGTGTTAGTTGGTTCGTTAGTACCTGTTAATGTAGGAGTAGGAGTTGGTTCACTCGTTCCTGTTGGTGTTGGCGTTGCGATGTCTACCACAATCTCAAAGTCACAATTTTCAGTTGGAGTTGGAGTAGGGGTATTAGTTGGTTCGTTAGTTCCACTTGGACTAGGTGTTGGAGTTGCACTTGGGTCAGGTGTACTACTTGGTGTAGGAGTTGGCGTTGCAATATCGACAGTCACCTCGAACTCACAGTTTTCTGTTGGGGTCGGCGTTGGAGTTGAGCTTGGGTCAGGAGTACTACTTGGTGTATTACTTGGTGTAGGAGTTGGCGTTGCAATGTCTACTGTAACAACAAAATCACAATTCTCAGTTGGAGTTGGGGTAGGTGTTACACTTGATGTAGGAGTTGCTGTCGGCTCGTTTGTTCCTGTTGGAGTTGGAGTTGCTACGAATGCTGTTACTTCAAATTCACAATTCTCCGTTGAAGTTGGGGTGGGTTCGTTAGTACCAGTTGGTGTAGGTGTCGCGACAAATGCCGTTACCTCAAAATCACAATTTTCTGTCGGTGTTGGTGTATTTGTATTTGTCGGCGTAGGGGTTGGTGTTGCAACAAATGCTGTTACCTCAAAATCACAATTTTCTGTTGGAGTTGGAGTTGGTTCATTCGTGCCAGTTGGTGTAGGTGTTGCAACAAATGCGGTCACTTCAAAATTACAATTCTCTGTTACTGTTGGCGTTGGTGTTGGAGTTGCAACAAATGCAGTTACTTCAAACTCACAGTTTGGAGTTGCGCTTGGTGTAGGTGTCGGAGTTGCAGTTGGTTCGTTAGTTCCTGTTAATGTAGGAGTTGGTGTGTTCGTTCCAGTAGGAGTCGGAGTAGCACTTGATGTGGTACTCGGAGTCGGTGTAGGGGTTGAAGTTGCCGTTCCTGTTAAAGTAGGTGTAGGTGTTGCCGTTCCTGTTGGAGGCGGTGTCGCACTACTACTTGGTGTAGGAGTCGGCATCGGTGTACCACTAGGTGTTGGTGTTGGTCCCGCAGTTACCGTCGGCATTGGTGTTGGGTACACTGTACCACATGGTACTATAATAGGATAAGGAGTAACACACGGTGTTGATAGGTCTCTTGTTAGAACCTCAATACCATGAATATCTTCATCATATGTACAACATGTATTATTTGTGTAATATTGTTGTTCACCCATATCAACAACAATTGGCATGTGATTATCATACTTGTGTTGTATTAATGGTTCGAAGTTTCCGTTACCATTAAATAAAACTAAGTTTTCAATTGATGAATCACTCGTTACATTAATGCTGAAATATAAATTTGGTTCACAGTAATTTAAATCAACCGCTAATACCTCAATTAATTCTCCTTTCTCTGTTATAATATAGTCACCATGTTCGTAATAATCTTCCGAATGATCACAACATGGTTCAATTTGTATTGGTTTTACTTGTAAAAATTCAGGGAATCTATCATCGAAGAAATAACTTTTTCTTAAAGTTACCGCTGATGTTGTTTCGTTAACTTCTTTTTTAGTGTAAACTCTTAACTTACTCGTTGGTAGATATTCAAAAACAACAACTTGTTCGTTTACTGTTAAACCTGAGATTATACTTTTTCTAACTGAACCTAAACACTCTTTATCTGTTACAACAGATGTTTTATAATTAAAACTAAATGAATAGTCATTATTTAAATTAGCACTTCTAAAATCTTGGTGGGTAAAACCTGAACAATTTAAATGCTCGGCAGTTAATATAACATTACCATTTGTAACACCACTTACATTAGTTTTAACTAACGTACCAGCTAATAAATAATTTTCAATATCTGTTGGTGTTGTACTATTACTGATAGTTGCTCCACTTACAATAATGACTTTAGTATCTGATTTTAAACCATAGTTATATGAGTTTCTATATTGTACTTTTGGTACAATTTTAAAACCGGTTTTGTAACCATTACCTGTGTCGCCTGAAACCATTTGGGTATCAAATCCTTGGATTTTTACTTTTGTTTCACAGTTCGCGGCGTCTAAAAATAATAAATCAATTTCATCAACGTCTCTAACATCATTTAAGATGTATGTACATTCAGTTACGTTATAAAATGACGTTCCTCCCGTTGTGTACCCTGTATATTGATTATGTATTGGTTCACAATTTTTGTAAACATATACATTTGGTAAATTTTTAACATCACCTTTTTGTACACCAGTTATACCACTAAAATTAACAACTATATCACTAGTTAAAATACAATTAACTTGTGTATCATATGAACAACCATCTTCAGTTGTTCCCGAATAAATGTCACATGGTGTGGTAAATTCAATATCTAAATAACAACCTGGTGTTGATGTGTAAACTGAATCAAAACTATATGTGAAATAATCTTTAACTGAACAATCGTCAGGACCATACTTTATAGTTGTAAATTTAATTTTTTCAATTCCATCTACATCAGTATAATATGTGTATTCTAATTTTGGTTTCGCAACTTGAGTACATGTTGCACCACTTGTTGCTGCAGTATATGGTGCATATGAATCAATACATCCAGGACCATCCATGGTCTCTTCGTTATTAATCTCATTGATTAAATTTGTTAACGATGTTTTCCAAAGTTCTTTAATTTTTGTTACATCAGGACTTAAATAATCCTTATAATCACAAATTAACGGAAGAGTTGAACCTTCGTTTAGACTTGTACATCCCGTTTGTGGAAAAGTGTTAAATAATTTTGCACTTGTTGCTGTTGATGTGTTACCACTAACGATAACACTATCTCCCACATATTGGATACCGTCGATTTCAATAACAGGATTATATGTATAACCTGTTAGATTTAAAAGACCTCTGAAATTATCTTCTTCACCTAATAAGGTTTCAAAATCTTCTTCAATTGCATTTTCAAAACTTGGGAATAATTCCTCGATAAATTCTTTTGGTTGACATCCGAATTTATATGAGTATTTTGATCTTTTAAATTTATTGTTTTCAATTAAATTACCGCCTGTCCATAATGTTGTGGATGGAATAATTTGGTCTAAAATTTGAGTCCAATAAGGACCCATTCTGTTAATAAATTCATTTACATCGGGAAAATTGTATGGTGTAAATGAATTTGATTTAATATAAGATTGATATATGTCTTCTAACTTGATATAATTTTTCTTATATCTAATAATGTTAGAATTTAAAATTTGTTCATGTAATAATTTATCCGCAAATTCTGCAAACGTTACTCCCGTTTGTGGTTCTAATGTTGCGCTTCCGAATGATAAATTTAAATTTCTTGATTTCGTATAGATGTCATAATCAATTGCCTGAGCAGAAGAAAGATATGCATTTATATTTTTTCTATTGAAGGTTAACTCTGAATTTGAATTTACAACTTCTCCTTGGTTATTGTCAATAACAGGTACTAATTCATAACCCGTGTCTAAACCTGGTAAAGTTCTATATGAATCAAAATAATCTTCACCAAAAGTGTAACCTTTTGGTTTAGTTAGTAACGTTTTAGTTCTACCAGTTGTTATTGAGATGTCCTCGTCTAATATATCAGGTGATCTGTGGTCTAATGTTAAATCATACCAACCAGACCCCATTTGAAAAAAGGTATCGTTTGATAAGTCTTCATATTTCTTCGCACTTGCGGTAACTTCTTCAACAGGGTAATTGTCTCTTGTTAGTGTTGTTGAACCTGTGATAGTTTGAATGGTATATTGATATGTCGTCGCGTTGAATATTCCGGTATTAAATGTTTTATTACCTCTAATTAAATCACGAATATCATCATCAATATTATGAGACTTTGGATATGAAACAATATCATATCTATACTCATCAATTTTAATCATTGGGTCGGGTGCTCCGATAAATCTTAGTAAGAATTTTATCGAGCTACGTGTACCTTTTGATTTGTATATGTAAGCTAAGTTAACGAGAATTCTTCTGTAGAATTCATATTCAGCATCCACCAATGTTTTACCAATTGTTAAACCTGAATATTGTACATCATTACGAGTATATAAAATTTCATCTAAATCTTTTTCATCAAATAATTTGATTGTGTTAAGACCTAAATTGTTAGCTAAATTTTTAAGAAGTAAATCGGGTAAGTTGTTAATACCATCATAACTTACATTTCTCATGTAAGCAATGTTATCAATGTATTTTTTTACCTTATCGAAAGCCTGTCCATATAATTGGAATAACGCTTCCGCTTTTTTATCTTCACTATCAAACTCAAATAATTGAGGTGCTGACATGAATCTAACAAATAAGTTAGATTTATAATCATCTATCTCCTCAGCTACATCACTTAATCCTGATGTATAAGAATCAAACGCTAAACCAACAACCTGTAAGTTCCATCCGTCTTTTGCAACCGGCCAAATATATTCTACAGTAATTAAATCTGTTTTACTTCCACCAGATGTATCTCTTGGGACTCTAAATGATGCTCTATATTTTGGATTTGTCTCTCTGTTAAGTAATATTTCCTCTAAATCATCAAGACCACTGAAGAACTCTTCAGTTAAACCATTGTTTGGTCTGATAATAAAACTTTGGTCATATGTTGTACCTGTAAATGGTTTACCACTAACCGTTAACGTAATAATATTATTTACATCCGGTTGTTCGTAATCAATAATATCATAAGTTACACCACTTATTTCAACAACATATTTTTTAAATGATGAATAGAAATTTCTAAGTGGGTTGGTTGTCTCAGGTGTTGTATTACTATTTGGTGCTTCATACGATAAATCAAACGTATTATAAAACATACCAGTTTCAATATCGAATTCGGTTGTTTTTGTTGATACGTCATATGAAACGTTGTATGCTGTCTTACCACTAATACTTGATGAACTATCTTTGTCCACCATGATAGCAGCGGGGTACTTCTCAATTATATTACTGATTGATGCAGCAATTCTTGATTTTAAAGAACCAAATAATGATTTTCCCGCATCGTCTTTTGCACCTCTAAATGAGATTGACCTCTTTTTTTCTGATTTTGTTTGTGTTGTCTGTGAATCCTTCTCTTCCGATTTTAAATCATCCAAAGTTAAAAACTCCGAAAACGGAGTTGTTCTGAATGTTTTACTATCTTTTTCTGGAATTAACCTATCAAGAGCAAAGTTCGTATTAGTCAATTGACTGCTACCGTCAGTGATTTGACCACCGACTAAACTATCGCTGAATGTTTCAGCACCTGAAGCAGCCTGACTTGGAACTTTCCTTCTTGCCATTATTGTGTAATATCATCAAAGTTTAATGTCTCATCAATATCTGTTCTACCTTCTCTAACTTCGTATAATGTTTCATTAAATTGGTCTTTAACTTCATACAAGTTGTATTGTTTGTAGATATTGTTATCTTTATCATAGATTGTGTAAATACCCGGAGTAACCGCTTTAGTTTGGTTACCGTACAGAGCATTTGCCAATGTTGATGAATCGTGTTCAACCATCTCAACTTCAATTGTTGTTGGGTTAAAGTATGTATTTGACAAAATAATGGTTTGGCCTTGTTGACCTATAAAAGGAACGGTATTTGGTTTATTTGATGGTGCTGAAGACGGAGTTACAGTTAAAAACAACATGCTTGTTGATGCATCTGAATATTGGTATCTTTTTGCTTTTGAATTTGTACTTGTCAAATTCGAAACAATTGGTGTACAGTAGAATGATGAAGTCACCACTCTATAAAAATTTGGAGTTTTTTTATTATCTGTTGGGTTGATGTACTCTATTCTATATCCCACAAGTCCTTGTGGTGTAAATTTATTTCTATCTGCAGCAGGTACGTTACTTAAATCAATAACTAAACCTCTAACTGATGGTAATGCCGCTAAAACTCCGCAATCCGCAATTGTAGTTCTTACTTGTTTTGGTCTAATATGAAGTGTGTAAACCCCTAAATCCGTAAAATCCGCAGCATTTAATTTTAAATTATATAATCCACCCAAAACCTCAACATTTTTTTTTCCTCCTGTATCATCGTTGTGAA